TCACGCAGGTGCTGTCGGTCAGCTCGCAGGGTGGCGAACAGCAGTACGCGACCTATCAGCCGCTGGAAGGCGACCGCGAAGTCCGCATCCCGACCGTCAAGAGCGGCGGCGGCCTCGACATCGAGGTGGGCGATGACCCGACGCTCGCGGGCTTCCAGGCGTTCATGACCGCCAACGACTCGCGCACCGCCTATGCGGTCCGCATCACGGCGGCCAATAGCGGCAAGTCGCTGTTCTACAGCTACGTCTCGGCCGACAAGGTGCCGCAGATGAACGTCAACGACGTGCAGAAAGCGCGCATCTCGCTGTCGCATCTGAACGAGGCCGTGCGCTACGCGACCTAATGGACCGGGGAGGCCCGGTGCATTGGGCCTCCCTTTTCCTGAAGGAGCAACACGATGTTCAAGATCAAGCAAGACCCGACGTTCCCCGGCTCCATCACCATCACCGCGCTCGGTCGAGAGCAGACGCTGAACGTCGTGTTCCGCGCCAAGAAGGCGTCCGAATACGACGCCCTGTTGAAGAACAAGGACGATACGCGCGGCGAGGCAGCGTTCCTGGCCCTGGTGGAGTCGTGGGACGCCGACATGCCGCTGTCCAAGGAGTCGGTGGCCGAACTCAACGAGGCGCAGCCCGGCGCGGTGTGGGCCGTGGTGATGCACTACGGCGAGAAGCTGATGGCGGCCCGCAAGGGAAACTGATCGGCAGCGCCCGCGTCCTCCGCTACGGCTTGCCGACACCGGAGGACTTGGAGCAAGCGGGCCTCGCGCCCGAGGACTGCACGACGCCCAACGAGGACGGCGTGTATTACGACCTCGACGCCAAGGCGTGGCGCTGCCAAGTGTGGGAAGAAAACTGGCCCGCGCTCCGTCTGTACCTTCGGGTGCATACGCAATGGCGGGTCGGATTCAACGGCCCGGTGGGGCTGGACTACAACGTCCTGTTCCACGAGCTGGATCGGATGCACCTCGACCCCGATGACTACGACGACCTGTTCGGGTCGGTTCGGGTGATCGAGGAAACCATGCTGGAAACCAAGGCCGCCTAGCGCGGCCTTTTCTTTTTTGAGAGAGACCATGACCGAGGAAAGCATCGGGACAGCACGACTGGATGTCGTGGTTGAAACCTCGGGCATGACCTCGGGCGTCAACGCTGTCAAGAACGAGATCAAGGGTCTCAACACCGAGGCTCAGAAGCAGTTTGACGGGATGACGAAGGCGCAGCAGCGCATGGCGCTGTCCTTCGTCTCGACCGCGCAGAACGCGGGCAAGACACGGGAGGAAATCCGCGCACTCCAGGCCGAGATGCGGATTGGTGGGGCGCTCGGTAAGCAGCTCGCCGACAACCTGCGCGCTGCCGGCAAGACGGGCAATTTCAAGTCGGCCACCGCCGAGCTGGACCGCTATGGCATGAGTGCCAAGCAGACGGCCGCCGCATTGCGTGGCGTGCCGGCGCAGTTGACCGACATCGTGACCAGCCTCTCGACTGGGCAGCGTCCGCTGTCTGTCCTGCTCCAACAGGGCGGCCAGCTCAAGGACATGTTCGGCGGCATCGTGCCGGCTGCCCGTGCGTTGGGTGGCGCGGTGCTGGGGCTGGTCAATCCGTTCACGGTATCGGCAGCGGCTGTGCTGGGCTGGGCGGTCGCATGGAAGCAGGGCGCGGACGAGGCGGCCAACTTCCGCAAGGCGCTGGACTTGACCGGCAACACGGTCGGCCTCACGGCGCAGCGGCTGCAAAGCATGTCGGCCGATCTGGCGGCGGCCTCCAATACGACGCAGCACGACGCCGCGTCCGCACTCGCGCAGGTGGCCGCCTCCGGTAAGTTCACCGCCGATCAGCTTGGCGCGGTGGCCCAGGCTGCTATTGACATGCAGAAGGCGACCGGGCAGGCGATTGACGACACCATCGCGCAGTTCGCGAAGCTGACCGAAGCGCCCGCCGAGGCAGCGGCCGAGGCTAACAAGCAGTATCACTTCCTGACCGCTGCGGTCTACGAGCAGATCCGTGCCTTGCAGGCGCAGGGTCGGGAGCAGGAAGCGGCCACCCTGCTGATCAACGAGTTCGGGCGGGCGTCCAGCGAGCGGTCCCGCAAGGCCGTCGAGGACGCCGACGCGATCACGCGGGCATGGCACTCCGTCAAGGAAGGCATTAGCGGCGTAATTGACGAGCTGCGCAATTTCGGGCGGTTGAACACGCCGTCCGGCGTTGCCCAATTCAACATTGCTGGGGCCGTGAAGCAGTTACACGGCCTTGAGCAGATGATGCGGGATGAATCGGCCAAGGGTGCTGGCGCGAGCATGGGTGCGGTTCGGGCGGCCAATGCCCGCATCGTTGAGCTGAAGACCCTCATTGCTGACTCGCAGCGCGTCCTTGCCAATGACCCGGAGCTGCGTGCCGCTGCCAAGCGGGCTGCCGATCAGCGAGCCAACGACCTCGCGGTCCAGCTCTCGCAGGAGGCGGACACCTACAAGACGGGGCTGGAAAAGCTCACGTCCGAGAAGATCAAGGCGCAGCGCCACATGGCCGAGGCCGTGGCCGCGGCGCAGAAGGCAGGCGACAAAGAGGCGCTTCAGCTTGCGCAGGAATCCGGCAAGCGCCTGATCGACGGCATCGACAAGAAGATCGAGGAAGAAAAGAAGAAGCACAAAGGCCCGAAGCCGCCCAACCTTGAGCCGGCGACCAACCGCCAGAACCTTCAGGCGTTCGAGGACGAGCTGAAGAAAGAGCAGGGGCTGATTGCCAACCAGACGCAGGTGCTGGAGGCCAGCTATGCCGCACGCAACATTTCGGCCGAGGCGTATTACGCCAAGCAGAAAGAGCTGGCGAAAGACGCCACTGACGCGCAGACCAAGGCGTTGGAGGGCGAGATTGCCGTCCTTCAGTCGCGCAGCGTCAAGGGCAGGCTGTCGATTGAGAACGCCACGGAGCTGGCGCAGAAGGAAGCCGAACTCGCCAAGGTCCGCGCCGATGGGGCGACCAAAATCCAGGTTCTCAACATCCAAGAACAGGCGTTGCTCAAGCAGCGCCAGGCGGCCAACCAGGCGTATCAGGACGCGCTCGACCAGCAGAAGTCCGCGATCCAAGACGAGATCGACTCGCAGGTGCTGCGGATCAGCTCCGGTGACAAGGAGTTCGCTCAGCGGTCCAAGCTGATCCAGATTTATCGCGACGAGGCCAAGGAACTGCTGAACCTCGCACGGCAGCGGGATGACGGCGACATCGACGCGGACACCTACGAAAAGCGCGTCGAGCAGATCAAGCAGTTCGCCGCCGAGGCTGTGAAGGCGTGGAAGGATGGCTTCGCGGCGATTGATACCGCGCAGATGAATTGGGTGAACGGCGCGACACGCGCCTTTGCCAACTATCGCGATGCGGCGAACGACGTTGCCGGCCAGGCGGAGGGGATTTTCACCGACGCCATGCACGGTCTGGAAGACGTCTTCGTGGACTTCTTCACCAAGGGCAAAGCGGACTGGAAGGGCTTCTTCGACGGCATCGCGGCCGAGATCACCCGGTTCGTGGTCCGCCAGCAGCTAAGCAAGCTGGCGCAGAAGTTCCTTCCTGGTCTGACGGGTGGCGAGGGCGACTCCTCGGCCAGCGCCCTGTCCGGTGCAGCGGGGCAGCTCGCAGCATCCGCGACGCCGCTGTATGGCGCAGCAGCAGCCCTGAGTGCGTCCGCGTCCGCCTTGGCGGCTGCGGGTGGTGCGCAAAGCATCAGTGGCGGCACCACCACGAACGGTGGCGGGGGTTGGATCGACGCGCTGTTCTCGCTGTTCTCCAGCGGCGGCGGCGAACAGTGGTACGCCAACGGCGGCGCATTCGAGAACGGCGTGCAGAAGTTCGCCTATGGCGGCGTCGTCTCCAGCCCGACCAACTTCGGCATGTCCGGTGGTCGCCTTGGGTTGATGGGCGAATCCGGCCCCGAAGCGATCCTTCCGCTGCATCGCGGCCCGGACGGAAAGCTCGGCGTGCGCATGGAAGCGGCGAACGAGCCGCAGCGCACCGGCCCGACCGTTGTGAACCAGTCGGTCTACGTGCAGGGCCGCATCGACTCCCGCACCCCCACGCAATTCGCGCAGGCGACCGCCCGCGAACAGAACCGCGCGTCCGTCCGGAACCGATAAATGACGATCATCGCGACCCGCCTCTCCGCGAAGGTAGAGGCGGGGTTCTCGGCTGTCGTGGGCTTTTCCACGCGCGTGGTCGAGCTGAAAACCGGCTACGAGCGCCGCAACGCCAACTGGCTCAATCCCAAGCGCCGGTTCACCGCCCGGACCGCCGGCTGGACGGCCGACATGCGCGCCGAGCTGCTGAATCTCGCCCATGCGGCCCGTGGCTCGCTGTATGGCTTCCTGTTCAAGGACTGGAACGACTACAGCGTCACCGCGCAGTCGTTGGGCACCGCGCCCTTTGGATCCACCGCCGTCCAGCTCGTCAAGACCTACACCTACGGCTCGGAAACCTACACCCGCACGATCACCAAGCCCGTCGCATCCACGGTCACGGTCTATCAGAACGGCGTGGCGAAGGCTGGCTCTCTGGACGAGGCCACGGGGCTGTTTACCCCGACGACCGCATGGACGGCCAGCGCGGCGCTGACGTGGACGGGTGAGTTCCTGGTGCCCGTGCGCTTCGCCTCGGATGACATCGAGTTCGTCCTGCCCCACCGCGACATCGCGGAAGTGGTGTGCGAGCTGGTCGAGGTGTTCGGCGAATGAAAACGATCCCGCTGGCGCTCGCCACCAGCAAGGCGTCCTCCAGCTCCACGCTCTGCTTGCTGCGCAAGATCGGGCCGCTGCCGGACGGCACCTATCGCTACCAGTGCTCGCTGGATGCGGATGTCGTCTATGACGACGGCACGGGCTCGGCCACCTATAAGGCGCGCATCGGCTACGAAGCGTCCGCCTTGGTGTCCTCGGCCGACTTGGGTGTGGACAACGCCGAGGGGCAGATGTTCGCGCCCCTTGTCACGCACCAGTTGGAAGGCATCACCAAGGAGCAGGTGGAGGCGGGCTACCTCGACAAGGTGCCGTTCGTCGTCTACGAAGTCGATTATGAAAACCTCGCCGCCGGGCACGAGATCCGCAACGGCGGCACGCTCGGTGAGGCGAAGTGGAAATACAGCGATAGCGTCCTGATCCCCGAGGAACGCTCGCTCTCCCAGCAGTTGAAGCAGACGGTCGGGCGCATCTACTCGCTGACCTGTCCCGCCAAGTTCGGCTCCCAGCCCATCGGCACAGGCGGCGGCGTGGTGGAGGAGCGCAAGCCCTGCGGCAAGGATGTCTCCAGCCTGTGGGTGTCGCTCACCGTCACGGCGGTCGATGGCGACGAGCCGGATCTGGTGTTCAGCGATTCCACGCTGACGCAGGACGACGACTACTTCAAGTACGGCGTCGTGACCTGCACCGGGGGATCGAACCTCGGGCAGACGCGCGAGATCGAGTCGTTCGGTTCCGGCCAGTTGGTGCTGCGCTTCCCCTTCACCCAGCCAGTGGCAGTGGCGGACACGTTCGATGCGCGTCCGGGCTGCTCCAAGCTGCACCAAGGCGACAACAGTTGCCGGACGTGGTTCGGCGAGGAGTGGGTCGATCACTTCCGGGGTATGCCGCACATGCCCGTGGCAGAAGCCACCAAGCTGCTGGTGCCGGGCGCAGGGCTCACCGGACGCTACTCCGGCACGGGTGAGGAAACGAACGTTTCGACGCCGCCCACCGACAGCGGCGGCACGCCTCCGCAGACGGGCGACACCGATCCGACGACCCGCACGCGCGGCGCGACGGTCGTCACCGTCTCCAGCACCTACGGCGATGGTGTCACCGATGCCACGGCGGCGATCAACGCGGCCATTGCCTCGCTCCCCGGCGATGGCGGCACGGTCGTCATCCCGGACGGTACCTACCTGATCGACCCGACCGTCTCGGTGCTGCCGGCCAGCAACATGTGGCTGAAGCTCTCGGCCGGCACGATCCTGAAGGCCAAGTACACCGCACTCGACCACAAGTACGTCGTGTGGATCTCGGGCAAGTCGAACGTCGAGATTTCGGGCGGCACGATCCAAGGCTATCGTCCGCTGTGGAGCCCGATTGTCGGCACCACGTCCGAGTGGGGCCATTGCATCTCCTGCGGCAACTCGACCGCCGTCACCATCCGCGACATCACGCTCAAGGACGCCGTGGGTGATGGCATGTCCATCGGCGGCGGCTGCGATGACGTGATCCTCGACAATGTCCTGACCGACCACAACCGCCGCCAGGGCTTGTCGATTGTCGCGGGCACGAACATCACCGTCACCGACTCGGCCTTCCGCAACACCCACGGCACGTCTCCAGAGTGCGGCATCGACATCGAGCCTGAGACCGGCGACACCTGCCAGCACATCACCATCCAGAACTGCAAGTTCGAGACGAACGCCAAGTACGGCATCAACATCCTCAAGCGGTCGGGCGTCACGGCCACGCTGGATGACATCACGGTCACGGGCTGCACCATCGGCGGCAGCGTGAGCGCCGGCAACCTGTCCAACGGCATCGTCGCGAACACCGCGTCCAACGTGACGTTCAGCAATAACACCATCAGCTACAACTCGGCGACCGGCCTGCGCTGCTCCTCGGTCACGAACCTGACGATCTCAGGCAACACGTTTGCGCACAACTACACGCGCAATGGCATTGACAGCACGGACACCGCGCACCTCCTCGCCTCAGGCCTGAACTCGCCGGCCACCGACCCCCACGTCCTGATCCCGACGCCCGCCTCCGGGCAGTCGATCACCAACAACACCTTCTATTACTGATGCGCCTTGTCGAACCGCTCAACGCTGCGGAACGCGCGGCGCTGGTGGCGCACGCCCGCAGTTTGGTGGGAGTGCCCTTCAAGCACCGGGGGCGTTCGCGCGACGGCATCGACTGCGTGGGACTGGTGCAGGCGTGCCTGCAAGCCGTGGGGCGCGAGACGGAGGACGACCTCACCTATCCGCGCACGCCGGTGCCCGGATTGCCTGCATTGCGGGACGCCTTGGTGCGCCACTTCGGCGAGACGGTCAACACGCTTTCGCCCGGTGACGTGGTGGCGATGCGCTGGACCGGCGATCTCTGCCACGTCGCCATCGTCGGGGGCTCGCGTTCCGGCTTGACCGTCATCCATGCGCTCGCGGCGTCAAGGCGCGTGGTCGAAACCCGTCTGGCCGATCCGTGGCCGCGCCGCATCGCCGGCATCTGGAGGCCCTAGATGTCCGGCGCAACGATCGGCGGCGTCATTGGTGGCGCCATTGGCTACTTCTTCGGCGGCCCGGCTGGATTCCAAGTCGGCTGGATGATCGGCTCGGCGGTCGGCGGCTACGTCGATCCCGATGTCATCAAGGGGCCGAAGCTCACCGACGCGCAGGACGTGCGCGTGCAGGAGGGCGCTCCTGTTCCGTTCGGCTACGGCACGTTCGTGGTCGGTGGAAACGTCATCCAGTGCGGCCCGCTGGACGAGCACAAGCACCGCGAGCGCACCGGCAAGGGCGGCGGCCCGGTGCAGGAGACCTTCTCCTACACCCGCACCGTGGCGATTGGCCTGTGCGAGGGCGAGGTCGGCGGCATCCTCCGCATTTGGGCGGACGGCAAGCTGATGTACGACGCCCGCGATCCGGCCGAATGGCCCGACGCGGCGGACGACATCCGCGCGATGGCGGTGGACAGCGCGAAGTTCCGCACCGGCTTCACGTTCTATCCAGGCTCCGAAACCCAAGACCCTGATCCCACCCTGCAAGCCCTCGACACGTCGTGGGGCGGCGGCTACGGCAACGTCCCGGCCTATCGCGGGCTGGCGTATGTCGTGTTCCGCGACTACGACTGTACGGATCGTTCGGGGGCCATCCCGCAGTTCCGGTTCGAGGTTGCTTGTTGTGGCACCACTACGGCGACGCCGCACGACACGCCATGGAATCACGGGTACACCGGCACGGGACAATCGATCTTCGGCGCGTCGATCACCCAGGGCGACATCATCGTCTCGGGCTGGAACAACAACCTGCGCCGCAGCATCGACGGCGGCAAGACGTGGGCGGCGCTGGACTACTCCTCCCTCGGGTGGAACGTGGGCGATCCGCTGGAGGTGGTGGGAAGCCCCAACAATTACTACCTTTGTAAGGCCGATCGCATCGCCACTGGCGACGGCAACTCGTGGCACGACCTGCAAGCCACGGTCCTGCCGATCAATATCCAGATCGGCCAGCCCGGCATCTTCGCGCTAGCCAGTGGCTATTGGGCCGGTGCCACCGGGTCTGGCAACACCAAGATTTTCCCGCTGCTCACCACGAACATCGGCGATGTCGTGGATCTCGGAGCCGACTACGGCCACGCCACCTGCGGCGTAATCGCGCCCGTTGGAGCAACACTGATTGGCACCGACGCCGGCAAGATCGTCGCGGTCGGCGGCACCGTGCGGTTTTCCGGCGGTGCGGGTACCAGCGTTTTCTCGCTCTGTACGGATGGCAGCTCCATCGTCCTCGGTGCGGTGTCGGGCGCCGGCTACGTCTACTCCAACGACTCAGGCGCGACGTTCACGCTTTACGCGGGCGCGACGGTGTACGGCATCGTCTACGCACGGGGCGTGTTCTACCGCGTCCTCTTGGACCGCGTGCAGTCCAGCACGGACGGCCTGACGTGGCGTGACGTGGATACCTACTTCGCGGGCCGATCCGGCGGCTCGTTGATCGTCACCGACGGCTACTCGGTTGCGGCCCTCACCATTGATGGCTTCGTGGCGTCGCTCGCGACCGTCTATTCACTTCCGGATGCGTCGGGCTGGTACGTGGACAACGACGGCAACGTCACCGGCGCCACGACCTACGTCACCTCGCGTTGCAATGCCGTCCTGAGCGATGTGGTCAGCGACCTGTGTGATCGGGTCGGCGTGGCGGCGGATCGGATTGACGTGAGCCAGCTCACTGACTCGGTGCGCGGCTTCCTCGTCGGCAAACAAGGTGCGGCGGCCGACAACATCCGGGCGCTTCAACAAGGGTACTTCTTCGACTTCCCCGAATGGGGCGACAGCAGCGACACGTTCACCAAGCTGCGGGCGATCAAGCGCGGCGCCCCCACGTTGTTCACCGTCACCGACGACGACCTTGTCGCCTCGGACGACGACCAGGACACGCGCGGACAGGCGGTGGAGTTCCCCCGCAAGCTGCATCTGATTACGGCTGACGTGGATGCGGATTACAACCCGACCACGCAGACGGCCGAACGGCAGACGGAGGATGTCAAGGCTGTTGGCGAAATGAGCGTGGAGCTGGCGCTGTCCTCGACGCGCAGCGAGGCGGTCCAGCGCGCCGACAAGATGCTGAAGATCGCGTGGGAAGAAGCCACGGGCACGTGGGAACGCGAACTGCCGGAAAACTTCAGCGTCTATACACCCTCCGATTGCTTCACGCATAACGGCAAGCGGTGGCGCATCCAGACCACCGAGCTGGGCGATGGCACGGTCAAGGTCAAGGCCGTGCGGGATCGGCCGAGCGCATACACCAGCGCCGCCACCGCCTCGACACCCCTGCGTCCCGCGCCGCCAACGCTCGGCATTCGCGGGCCGACGGTGTTCGCGGGCATGAACCTGCCCTCCCTGCGCACAGCCGACAACACCACGGGCATGTACGTCGCGGTGTGCGGCCTTCTCTCAGGGTGGCAGGGCTGCGACCTGCAAATGTCGCTGGACGGCGGCACGACCTACCTCTCGGCCGGGCAGATCACGTCCGAAACCACGATGGGCTACCTGACGGCCCCGTGCGGAACCACGGGCGACATCACCGCCAAGGTGTTGCACAACCACACGCTCGAATCCGTCACCGCCGCGCAACTGGCGGCGCGGGCCAATGCGTTCGCGATCACCAGCAGCAACGTCTCGGAAATCGGCCAGTTCCAGACCGCGACCGACACCGCGAACCTCGGCGAATACACCCTCAGTGACAACACCCGTGGCGAGCTGGGCACGACGGCAGCAGCCCATAACTTGGGCGACCGCTTCGTCCTGCTCGACTACGTGACGTTCGTGCCGATCGACGCGACATACGCCGGGCGGACGATCTATTTCCGGCCTGTCTCGCTCGGGACGATCCCCGAGAACAACGCCGTGTACCCGGTCGTGTTCCAGCCGCTGTTCACCAGCGCGGCGACGGTCGATTTCCTCGAAACCGAGCTGGGCGAGGTCATCACGACCGAAACCGGCGACTACCTCCAGTTGGATATTGCCGCATGAAGATTTCTGCGCTCACCCCCGTGTCGTCACTGGACGGCACGGAGGTTTCACCGTGCAACCAATCCAGCACGACGGTCCGGACAACTCTGCAAGCCATCGCCAACCTGTTCAAGGGAACTCGCGGCACCGCGATTGCCTCGGCGGCCACGGTGGATCTCGGCGCGGCCACCGGATCCAACCTGCATATCACGGGCACCACGACGATCACGTCGCTGGGAACGGCAGCCGCAGGTGTCGAGCGTGAAGTGATCTTCGATGGCGCGCTGACGCTCACCTACAACGCGACCAGCCTGCTTCTCCCTGGCAGCGCCAACATCACGACAGCGGCCAATGACTCGGCCCGCTTCATTTCCGAAGGTTCCGGAAACTGGCGTTGCGTGAAGTATCAGCGGGCAAACGGTCAGCCTTTGGTCGCGGGTGGTCTGACCAACCCGATGACCACCTCGCAGGACATCATCGTCGGCGGCAGCTCGGGCACGCCCGGTCGTCTCGCGGTGGGGTCGGCCGGCCAGGCACTGGTCGTGAACGGCAGCGGCAGCCTTGCCTATGCGGGCGGGGAGGGCATCAGCGAGCCGGTCAGCGCGCTGTCCATCTCGTCCAATGCCATCACGATCAACTGCGCGAACGGCGACTACTTCACGCTGTCGATGACGGCCAATGTCACGTCCGTGACGGTGAGTAATGCCCCGGCCTCAGGCAAGGCGCAGACCGTCATGGTGGAGATCAAGCAGGACGCGACCGGCTCGCGCACGATCTCGTGGCCTGCGTCCTTCAAGTGGACCAGCGGCACCGCAGGCGTCTTGTCCACGGCGGCGAACAAAGTGGACGTGCTGGCGATCACCACGTTCGACCAGGGCACGACGTGGCGGGCCACGCTGGCGAAGGACTTTAGCTGATGGGCGCGATTCTGGCCCACCACGGCTTGCTCTTGGCCGACGCAGGGGGTGGCGGCGCGACTGATACCTACTACTCCAGTGTGACGCTGCTGCTGCATGGCGAAGGATCGAATCACAGCACGACCTTCACTGATAACTCGTCGTCACCCAAAACGCCATCGGTTTCAGGATCGGGGGCGGTGGAAATCAGCACCAGCCAATCCAAGTATGGATCGGCCAGCATTTCAACCAACGCAACGGCCGTGGCTTTGGACTATGCGTCCAACGCGGGGTTTGGATTCGGATCGGGAGACTACACGCTGGAAGCCTTTGTCCGCTCCAGCAATACGTCTTCGCAGATCAACACGATTTTCGACACGCGCAACGGCAGCACGACGGGCGTGCAGTTCTGGATGGGCGGCGGCGTGGCGAGCCAGCCCGGCAACGTCTTGGGTTGTTCCAGCAACACAGCCGTCATGGCGACCGGCGGCACGGTGTCAGCCAACACATGGATTCACTGCGCGCTATGTCGCTCCGGCACGACGCTACGCGGCTTTGTGGATGGCGTGCAGGCATTCAGCATTACCGATTCGCGCACCTATGCGTCCTCGGCTCCATGCCGTCTGCTGGGCGACTATGCGTCTTCGAGCGGCCAGTTCATGCTAAGCAGCTTCCTCGATGAGGTTCGCATCACCAATGGCGTCGCGCGCTACACTGCGAACTTCACGCCACCGTCGAGCGCATTCCCCAATAGCTGACACGGCCAGCAGGACTTCGATGCTCCGATAGGCCGTCGCATAGCGCGGGTCGGCTTGCAGCACCCAATGCACACCCGTCAGGTACAGGAACAGCAGGGCGGGCAGGGCGAGCGGCGACCGCCGCCAGAACGCGAGCAACGCGCACCCAAGGGACAGGGCGAACAGCCACGGGTTCAGCGCCTTCAGGACAGAGGTCGTCGCGCGCAGGAGGGGGTGGATCTCCATCGGCGACTTGTAGACCTCGTGCACGTAGGGGCCGCCTTGGCCGATGCGTACGTCCCAATCCCACAGCAGGTAGGGCTTGCGCAGATACCAGCGGGCATACACCCCCGGCTCGCGGGCCATACGCTCCCGCATCGCTGCCAAGCCCGCCGCGTGGTCGGCCACCATCGCGTTCTGTTCGGCCGTGATCGCCTGGATGATGCGTGCAGGTTCCGGGTCAGCGTTGCGGGACACGTAGGCGGCTTGATAGAGCGGATAGGAACCTTGCACGAGGTTCACGTAAGCCCGTTCGGAACCGTCCAGCCCCAGCCGTTCGCTGCGAATGGCCCACCCGCCGACAGAGAGCAGCGCGACCAGCGCCAGCGCCACCCCGTGGCGAGGCATCCCGGCACGCCAGAACACCACGGCTGCCACCGGCGGAAACAGCGCCAGCACCGGATTGATGAGATAGGCGATACCCAGCGCCACGCCCGTGGCAAGGGTCCAGCCCCACGACCGCCGCTCCATCGCTTCCTTGGCCGTCCAGAGCGCGAGCGTCAGCACGAAGGCCAGCAGCACCTCAGACAGCACCTCGCCCGTGGCGGCGAGCTCATGCGGCCAGAGCGCCATCAGCAACCCAGCCCCCAAAGCCACCGACCGCGAGCGGGGAATCGCCATCACCAGCGCGACCGTCGCAGTCCCGAGCAGGGCCTGCCACTGGATCAGACGCAGGTACCAATCCCCCTTCAGTAGCATCGCGAGCATCACGAACACCGGATAGCCCGGCGTCCGGTAGGCATCGGGCGTCGGATGCAACTCGCTCCGCGAGAACACCCCGTGCAGCAGATTAGTCGCGTAGGCGATGTATTCGCTCGCGTCCCCGCCGTAAGGGTTGCGGACCTGCGCGACCAGCACGAAGTATTCGCGCACCAACAGGGCCAGTGCGACGATGGCGGCGGCGTACAAGGTAAAGCGACGCTTGTCCATGCGTATGCCATCCAAGGCCGGGTTGTATTTCATGGGGCCGACTCTACCGGCTCACCGGGGCGGCTGTCCGTAGGAAAACTCCGACGAGACTGTCAGAGTTTTTAGCAAACCCGAAAGTTTTGAGCGGGACACGTACACCGCTCGCATGTAAGTCGCTGATCCAATGGTGGCCGGGGAGGGAATCGAACCCCCGACACGGGGATTTTCAATCCGTTGCCCCAAGTGCCGGATTTCCCAATGTGGGCGCGGACTTGGGTCCACTTCGATGCTCAAAACGCTTCGCATAATTCCGAGCCTAACCGCTTGATCCTGCGTCGGATGGCGCGGGGTTTTTAGCGCCAGTCCTCGACCTGAAAGCCCAAGTTGTCCTCGTGGTTGACCAGCAGAAGAACGTGATCCGGTTCTTCCCACGGGGCTTCGCGAATTAGGCGCTTGAACGCGCCAAGATCCAAGTAGTTGATTGCGGCCATGAAGGCGTAAGCCTGCGGGGCCTTGTTGCCTCCGGCGTGTTGATCGACTTGCTTTAGCCATGGGCGGCCAAGCCCCGCGTTGATGCGATCTATGGCCGGGAACGCGTCCTTGCCTTCCGCGTCCTCCTCGCTCTCCATGATGGAGGTCGTCAGAAGAATGGTGGTGACTACGCTCATCGCTACCTCGTCGGCGTGACCTGCCGAGGCAGGCGGTTGTAGACGCGCTCGAACGTCCGCTGGTCCATGTGGCCCAAGAGACGCCAGTCGCGTGATTCGCTGCCCGCCTTCGCGCGCAGGTCGTTGAACGTGAATCGCTTGGCCTTGTCGGGGATCGCCGCGACGATGGCCTTATGCCACAGGGTGCGGAATCCGTCGCTCGTGTAGGGCTTCCCGTCCTGCGTGGACAGCAGCACCATCGGCACGAACTCCCGCGCGCCCACGGCCGCCAGCACGGCGCGGCGCAGCCCTTCGGTCCAGGCGAACACCAGCGGTTGCCCGGTCTTGCGGGTCTTGACCGTCAGGCCGGCATCGCTGAAGTCCGAGCGCCGCAGCCGCAGGATGTCGCCCTGCCGCAAGCCCGTCACCGCCGCCAGCAGCATCGCGGCCTGCACGATGGGCGGGGCTTTCTGATAGACCGCCATGAACTCGGCGTCCGTGACGTAGCGCGAGCGCGGCGTTTCCGGATGCGGCTGCACGAACTCCACGGGGTTCATCTTGGCGTGCCCGCGCTTGATCCCCAGCCGGAAGGCTTCAAACAGGACCGTGCGTTCCCGGTTCGCCCGCGTCACGGATTGCTCCCCGCGCGCCTCGTGCCACAGGTGGATGGCAGGCGGGTCCGCATCCGGTATCCGCACCTTGGCCCAAATCGGGCGCAGGCTCATCACGCAGCGCGTGTAATCCGCTGCCGTGCTCGCGGCCAACTTCCCCTTCTCCACGCGCTTCCCTAGGTTCGCCAGATAGTCGTCCAGCATGTCGGCGACCGTCAGCACGCCGAGCTTCCCGGCCTCGCCCCACGTCACCCGCCACGCGGCCAGCAGGGCGTCCAGATCGGCGTAGGTAGCGCGCTTGAGCTTCAGCTTGCCCGAGGCATCAACGCCGGCCGGGTGGAGCATGTAGAGCCGCCCGTTGCGATCCCGGTAGCAGTACGACGGGAGTCCGGTGTGCTTGGTGCGCGGACGGGGCATTAGCTGGCCTTCTTGAGCAGCGCCAGGTTGGGTTCGGTCTTGGTGCGGGGCCGCCCGGCGGACGGCATCATGCGCGCTTCCACCGCCGCACGCAGCACCTTCACCTTGCCATCGGCCCCGACCTCGAAGGCGTAGCCGTTCTCGCGCAGCCATGCCATCTGCTTGCGGCGCTGGGGGGAGCCGGTCAGCTCCTCGACTTCATCGGGCGTGAGTAGGAATGCGCTCATCCTGCCATCCAGGCGTGGGCGTGGTGGGTCATGGCTTGCTCTGCTGCCACAGGCGTTCCAACGCAATAGCCGCACGCAGTGAAGCGAACCGCCCGAACAGTCGCCGGTAGCCGCAGTACGAGCGCCACAAGCGGACCGGCATCGGCCTGACCTTCAGTTCAATTTCCATTCTTCGCCTCCGTGGTGGGGCGGCGGATCCATGCTCGGATTACGTCCTGCTCGTTCATGTGGTCGGTGTAGCCCTTGAGCCACCCGGCATTCCGGCCGCGCAGGTAGCCCATCCAGTAGGCGAAGGCGATCCCGGCGATCATTGCGATTGTGGTCGTCATCTCACTCCCCACCAGGCATGGGAATCAGCGACTCGCGGATCTTGCTCGCACAGTAGTGCCACGCCTCGGCAGCCTGCTTGTGACGCGAGTGGTCGCCGCAGCCTTGGAAATCTTCGGCAAGCCCCTTCACCCGTTCCTCCATCCCCCGCAACCGCTCGTAATCGGCGAGGAAGGTTGATAGGACAAATTCAAGGTCTTTGGCGCAGTCCTCGACGTAGATGCGCGTGCCGTCATTGCGTTTCGCAGTGGCACGCCACTCCGCAGGCAAAGCCCGCAGGCGTTCGATGTCGGTCATGGGCGGTACGTCTCCACGCGGACCTTGTGGACTTCCATGAACTCGCGGGCTTCCTCCCAAGGCTGGCCGATCAACTGCTCGACTTCCTTGATCGCATCCTTCCGGCGGTAGGCAATGCCGATGAGCCTGCCGAGGTTGTAGTAGCCCCATGCGAGCTGTGACTTAGGGTTTTTGCGTCGGTCACTCATGGGCGGTCCTTAAGGGCGGCGTCGATGGCGGCGTCAGCAGTCTCAAAACGGTGGGCCGCAAGCCATTCGTCATCGCGACTGCTCGGCAGGTGTTCGTAGTCCCACACGCCCGATGTGCTGAGGCAGTCGCCGTGGAAGCGCACGGCCCACTTGTCGGGGCCGGATCGTTGGTCAACACGCTCGATGCTTACGCCACTCGGCAAGCGATACGCGGAAACCTGCACCCGCCCATCCCGCTCCCGCTGGGCCGCGAGTTGGGCGCATGCCTCGAATTGCAGGCGGTACGCTTCGTCTTTCGCGGCAAGTTCGCCCCGCGCCTCCGCAAGCTGACGCTCCAAGTCCTGTGCGCGGGCCGCCTGCTGCTCGATGGCTTTCCCCATCGCGTTCAAGTAGGCGTCCAGCACCTCGGCGTCGGCCGGGAATCGCTCGCGCAGATTGCGAAGCACACGCAGCGCGCCGCCCATTCCGTGCATCACTCCGGCTGTAATCTCACCCATTGCCTTCCCCTTGGTCCTGCGCGGCGGCACGGCCCTTGAATGCGTCCGCGTATTCGGCCGGCTCGTACAGCTCACGCGCGCGGCGCTCGCCTTCCGTCTCCCCGCTCGGCCCGCTGGCGAGGGCGGCTTCTAAGGCGCGAACCTTGTCCACGAACTCGTTAGCGGTGAGGTTTCGCGGGCTTACCATGTAGAACGCACTTCGCAGCGCATCCACCCCCGGCGCGCGCTGCGGGGTGGCTTTCATCCGTTCGATCTGCGCCTCGCCCGAGGATTGGTAGGTCCGACATTTGGCGCACTGGCGGATGCCGTATTCGTCGAACGCGCCCCATTCGTGCGAGCAACCTGCCTCCCCGCCCTGCACCTGCGGGTTGGCAGCGATGGCTTCCACCACGCGCGCCATGCACTTGTTGTGGTTCAGCACCCGGCCGCGCGTCGAGCGAATCGCGTCCTTTTCGTAGGCGTGCAGCGCCAGCGTCAGCCGACCCGGTCCACCCTCCGGCGCGGCCTGCGGGCTGGCGGTGAGGGCGGCACGTCGGTTCCATTGCTCGGCCACCAGCGGGCGCGCATCCTCACCGCACGAGAACCGAATGTTCGTGCTGGCGTGGCAGATGCCGTTCGTGCATTCGACGACGTAGCCGCTAGGCTCGACCTCGACCAGCTTCGGATCGCCGCCACAGAACGGGCACGGCAGAAGTTCGTATTCCCTGCTCATCGGCTTGCCTCCGGGGCGGCGTAGAGGTCGTAGGTGCCCGGTGGCAGCGAGTGCGCCACGTCGTGGATGCGCGCGGTAATCGCCCGCGTGTCCTCGTAGGTCGTCAGCTTCGCCACCGGCTCTGCCGCCTGCTTCATCAGCTCGATCGCGGCGTCCAGCGCCCGCACCTTGTCGAACGCAGTCGGGCAGACCATCGCCGCATAAGCGTCGCGGATCGCCTCCAATACAGCGACGTGGGCCGCCTGGTGGGTGGTCATGTCTGGATCGCGGCTCATGGCAGATGGACCTCGCCGCATCGGTGGCAGCGCGAATAGAACGGGACGGCTCCGCTCTTGGTAAGCGGGAACCTGTGGCCGAAGATTCGGCACAGCAGACGTTTCATGCGGCGATCTCCAATGCGTGGCGGCTGTTCGCCTCAAAGCAGGCGCGAGCGAAGCCGGGCGGGGTGGCACTGCGCAGGTTCGCGCGCTCGCTCGACGGCGGCAGGAGGTGCATGCGGCTGCCGTGGATCGGGTCGAGACGCTGGGGCGTTGGCATGCGGAACCCGCCGCCAGTCCACAGGCACGTTTTCTTCGTGTAGAGGTCGTCCTGCCCGCCCGCATAGCCGGCGTAATCGCACGGGTCGAACGTGTAGTCGGGCTTGCGCCAGTAGCTGCTGATCGTGCTGACTGGGTTCTCCATGCCGTAGGGGCAATCGGCCGCCTCGCACAGGTCCGCCGCACGGGCGAACAGGGCGATGGCATCCGCAAGGGCATACAGCCCCTTGCCGGCGAACCAGCGCGCCCCGGACACCGCCAGGTCGGTACAGGGCGGAAACGCAAAGGCGAAGGCATAGCGGCGCAGGGGCGGCGTCCAGCGGTGAACGTCCGCGCCGACCCGGATGATGTACCCATCCCGGCTCTCACCCTTGGGGTGTTGCAGGTCCACGCAGTAGCAGTCGTAGCCAGCATCCGCCCAGGGCTGCGCCATCGTCGGCGTCAGATTGAACAGGAACAGCGCGGCAAGGCCATCCTTCCCCATGTGCGTTCCTCAGGCGGCTTGGGTTAGAAGTTCGGCAGGCCGTCGTCGTCGAAGTCCGGCTTGCGCTCGGTGCGCTTGCCGTCCGGCTTCCACTCATCCACGGCCGCGTACCACTTGCCGCCCTGCGAAACCTTCACGTCGGCGTTCGTCCATTCCTCACCCGCTGCCACGCGAGCCTGGAGAAATCGGATCAGCTCGGCGTTCCGAATGGACAGCTTCGCCTTGACGTACTCCGGGGCGCGCTCGTTCGGGGCCTTGATGATCAGCCCTTCGATAAACTTGGTGTCGTTGCTCATGCTGCCCTCTTGGCTTGGGTTTCGCCGCGCTTCAGGGCGGCACGTTGCTTGCTGTCAAAGCGCGTCCACAGCGCGATCTTCTCGTCGCTGTCGAGGCTTTGGGTGTGCAGGTAGTCCCACGCATCGGCCTCGCTGGCATTCGTCAACAGCTCGATCACATGCGTGGCGATGCCCGTCAGGTATTCCTGCGACTCGGGCGACTGGCTTTCCCACGCGCCCGTGGTCGGGTTGACCTTCGTCACGGGGGCCGGCTTGCCGTTGTGGGCCGCCGCGTTGCCGTCGTCATCCTCCTGCGCGATCCCGGCGATGGCGGCTGCCGAATAGCGGCGCAGGTAGGTCGTCGCGCTGCCCACGCCCTGCGCGTCCGTCTTGGCCGGCACGCACGAGGCCACCGCCGTGATATAGCCGCCGTCCTTGTGGGCCAGCAGGGTCGTCACGCTGACCAGTGAGCCATCAAAGCCCGTGGATTGCAGCAGCGACAGGCCGTGCTTAGGGAACACTTCGCGGGTGGTATTGAGGACTTCCGCCAGGTCCGCGTACTTGCTGCGGAAGTGGGGGTTGGCGGCATTCTTGGCCGCGTTCTCGATCTCGCCCTGCGCCGCTGCCAGTGCGGCAAAGAGGGCAGGGTTGGCATTGCTGGTGTCCATCAATGGCTCCTGTAGTGCCTGTCATCGGAAGCCGCCGCATCCGCCATCGCGTCGCGCGCGTACTGCTCGGCCATGCGGGCTTCTTCGGGGGTGTAGGTGGAGGCGGACGGAGCGGCTACCCTCTCCGATGTCCCCGGACTACGCCGGTTCGCGCCTAACGCAGGCAGACAGCCCTGATCGTTGACATGCGTGAGTTCCACGCTCGCGCCTCCGTAGCTGTTCACTTCGGGAATCCCTCATGTGGGGCTAGCGCAAGCACGATCACCCAACACGCCACGCCGACCGTATTCACGAGGATCAGGAACGTGTGACCGCCCGCGACGTTCTGCGGCAGCGTGTAGCCGAACAGAAGCAGGAAGAAACAGCCGGCAAGTCGGGCAAAGGTGTTCACGCAATCCCTCGCGCAGCACGCGCCCGCTGCATCAGCTCGGCGTATTCCGGGATCTCGGTGAGGTCCGGCCGTTCCCCGTCCTTGCATCGCGCCGAGTGCGCCTGCGCCAGCCGCGTGTTGTCGAGGGCGAACACCGGATCGGACAGGCGCGGCCACTTGCCATCGGAGGTCGGCAGCATCGCCAGCACGGATTCAAGGGTGAATTTCACGGGCGAATCTCCTTGTCAGTTGCCAGAATCACAATGAAGGTGAGCGTGCCGCCCGAAACGAGGCCGACCGCCAGCCAGAAGAAGTTGTCGAAGGTCATGGCTGCCTCCCGAACACGGAGATCGCCAGCAGAATCCAGAAGGCGCTCCAGATGAGGAACAGGCCGAACTCGGCGGCGATGCGCTTCATGCCGCCTTCTCCTGCGCCAGCGTTTCCTCCAGATCGGCCAGCTCCATCAGTTCGATGGCCTGCGCGGTATTCCAGTTGCTCAGCGCCTGCCGCTCCTCGTGCGACTTCTCCTCATCGAGCAGGACGTAGCGCGCCACGGAGTGGAAATAGAGGCTCTTGAGCCGCAGCGCGTGGGCGCGTTCCTTGTGGTAATCGAGTTTCATGCATCCTCCCCGTTGTATTCGTTCCACGCCTGCTGCTGGAACTCGGCCCATGCGTCGGCGTTGGCTTCGGCAAAGGCGGTGAGCAGCCACGGGCCGTTCTCTTTCAGCCAGTCGCGGCGTTCGGCCGCCTCGCGGGCAATCGCGGCGTCGGCGTTCGCTTCGTTGCGATCCAGTACGCGGTCGATGTCGTCGTAGGTCATGGGGCGCCTCCGATGCGGGCGAGGGCGGCGTCGAGGCGGCTCACGGCTGCCTTGAACTCGCCGACCTTCGCGTACCGGATTCCGTTTGCCGCTTCGACCAGTTCGACTACGGAGTCGTGAATCTCGTTGAATGGCGCAACCTCATCGCCCTCAAGCGCCAGTTGAGCCAAATGCGCCAGCACATTGATGGCCATTAGAGTTCGACCCCCGCGACGTTCCCGAACGGCCACAGGCAGCCTTTGATGTCGTCCTCGCGCTCCCGAATCCGCGCGTCGTAGTCCTTGCGGTCCAGCGGCTTGGTCGGGATGCGCTCGCTGTGATGGGCGCGCGTGATGAGCTGCGCCACGAGCTGGTGCGGTGAGTGGGCGAGGATGGCGGGCATGTCACGCCACCTGCGCTGCGTAGCAGGTGGGTACGATCCGGCCGTCGAGGTAGTGGACAAACACCTCGGGGTTCTCGCCCATCCACCGATGGCCGTTGTACCCACGGTAGGTAAACGCATCCTCGTCGTACACGCGCGGTTCCTCGGTTCCTTCGTCGCTGTCCACCTCAGACCAACGCTTGCCACAGCACGGGCAATCACCCACGCCATCGAAATACAGGCCAATCTGCTGCGCGCGAGCATTTGCTTCGGCGGCGCTGGCAGCCTCAATCACAACGTGATGGGTGATCCCGGCCGCGGCGTCGAAGTCGAAACTGCCGCCGGAGTTGTTTTGGCTGAAGTGCCAGAACATGGAAGCCTCCCTCCTGCCAGCGGGGTTGCTGGCGATGGGGAGATCATGGAACAGAACTCTGTCCGAAGTCAAGCGGTCTAAACAAAAATAATTGGCACGGGCTTTGCTAAGGCAACAAAAAAGCCCCTTCCGGGGCTTTGGTGGACCGTTCGTGGCAGGCGGCTAGGGGCCGAGCACCTCTTGCATGATGGGACAGCCGCCGCGCGCCTTGAGCGTCTTGAACTCCGTCAGCATCTCCTTCATCAGCGGCCAATACTTGCGGAAGTCCGCCAATTCTTCAGCGGTGGGGCCGGGTTCCTTGGGGGCGGGCGTCCGCGCGGGATCGAACAACGCGATCACGTTGCTGGCGTCATTTACCTCCACCTGTCTTGCTTCTTCCATTCGCTGCCCCCTTTGTTTTCCGCGCGGCTTCAACAAGCTCGATGGCGTGCTCGGCCGTGAGGTCGCCGCCATCCGCTTGCACCATTTGGTACAGGTCGATGATGCGCTCTGCCCGTCTCAAATCCTGCGGGTATAGAGCTTCGGCGGCCCTTTCCTCAACACGTAGCCAGAACTCGGCGCGGGCCAAGGTGGCAGGGTCGAGTGTCAAGGTTTGTGATCCTAATCGCCCTTCTGATTTATTGAACGCGTCAGTTTCTTGACGGTTCATCGGCCCCCGCCCGTAGAGCAGCCAGTCGCGGCTGACGTTCAGGGCGTTCGCCAGTAGGTCGATATTCCACGCCCGCACCGTCTCAGGTCGGGTCGTCCCGTCCAGCAGGAAGTGGATGGCGGATTTGCTCAGGCCAGTCGTCTCCACGAGGTCGCGGGTTGAGAGTTGACGGCGCTCCATCGCCAGCGCCAGGCGGTCTTTCAGGTCTGTCCCCATGGGGGCCGACGATACGCCCGTAACTGAATAGCGGGCTTGACAATAAGCCGGCAAGAGCACTTGACGATCGCCTGATCCTAGTGCAGACTGCTGTCCTATGGACATGACCAAGGCATCCGTCAAGAGCGCGCTGGGCGTCGAAACCGATGCGGAGCTGGCGCGGTTTTTCGGGATCACGCGAGCGGCGACTCACCAGTGGAAAGACGACGAGCCGATCCCCGAGCTGCGGCAGTACGCGCTGCGGGATAAGCGGCCGGACCTGTTCGTCGTGGTGCTGAAGGATTCGTAGTCACACAAACGGGCTGCTCCGAAAGGGGCGGCCTTCTTTTTCGCCCACAGGGGTTTGTGAACGCAAGTGAACGCTGGAGTACGGACGTGAAACAGCGCGAATTTCCGCTTCTGGCAAGCCTTCCCAGCCCGCGCGACGCGGACGAAAAGACCGTGCGCCTGTGCGATTCCGAGGAAGACGCCATCGCGGTGTCGATTGTGTTGTCGGGCATCTCGCAGGCCGAGATCGCCCGCCGCATGGGGGTCGCCAAAAGTTACCTGACGATGCTCAAGCGGGGTGAGCGTGGTTTGTCGCCGGACATGTTGGCGGCCTTCTGCTGCGCCACCGGCTCCAACTGCGTTCGCCAGTACCGCGCACTCAAGAGCGCCTTGCGGGTGATGCAAGGCGCGGTCCGTGAAGCAGACCGGATCGCGCAAATCGCCAGCTACACAAGGGAGTCATTCGCCGCATGAACACCGAACACCACGAATCCATCTCCGAGCTGGAAGCCGGCGTCGCCGCGCAGCTCAAGCAAGCCGGGTGGGACGACAACGCCCAGCGCCACGAGAAGGCCGCCGAAGCCTATGGCATCCGCGAGCTGACACAGGAATGGGAGACGCGGCAGTGAGCGACTGGCAACCGATTGAGACAGCGCCGAAGGACGGCACGGAAATTCTTGCGTATAGCCCGAGAGATTACGCGGGCATCTTCAAGACTGCTTGGCGTCCAACAGATTGCCCCGGATGGGGCTCCATCGACAGTTGCTGCGCCTACTACGTTGACATGGAGGCGACCCACTGGATGCCCCTGCCGGAGCCTCCGAAATGACCCCCGAGCAACGCCACCGCGCCGTCGTGTACGCCGAAACGCTGCACGCCGAGATCGCCGAATACCGGCTGGCCCATGAGGGCATCAAGCCGCAACTGCTGGCTTACCTGCACGGCATCTGGAGGGCCTACGGCCATGTTTGAGTGGGAAGCACCCGAACCGTCGCTGGTGTCGCGCATCACGGCGGCCATCAAGCGGAAGAAGCGGATCGAGAACGAACGGGAGGTGCAACGGGCGCTCGACTGCCCGAAGTGCCACCCCACTGCAAAAGCCATGGCGCGGGTGCGGGACCAGTGGACGGTGGCGGGGATCAAGCCGTAGGGGCAGGGGCGACAGGGGGCGGCGGTGAATTACTACGAGCATCACATCGGGGACTACGACGCTTCCACGGCGCACCTGTCGTTGATCGAGGACGCGATCTATTCCCGGATGCTGCGCCGCTACTACCGCCAGGAAGGCCCGCTCCCGGTTCAGGTCGAAGATGTCGCCCGTCTGATCCGCGCTAGGGACGAGATCGAGACGGTGCGCGCGATCCTGCTGGAGTTCTTCAAGCTGGCCGACGACGGCTGGCATAAGAAGCGTTGCGACGACGACATCGCCAAGTTCCGCGAGAAGCAGGCCAAGGCGAGCAGCAACGCCAAGACCCGCTGGGCAAATGTTAAGCCGGAATGCGAACGCAATGCGGACGCATTGCCAACGCATAGCGAACGCAATGCTCACCAGACACCAGACACCAGTCTCCAGACACCAGTAAAGACAA